TTGTACAGTATGTACAGTGCTATCAAGTTCATAAAAACAAGATCAGCCATATCTCTATTGCTGGTGCCTTCTACACGACCTTTACTTCTAAACATTCTACTTTCAGTGAGTTCACTGCCAATGAATCCAAGATTAAGACTTTTCTTTTCCTCGCTCACTGTGTGACCTCCTGCCATTTCTGCATATTGTTTTGCTGTATACTTTTCCATACTAGTATTTACCTTAGTTTGGTGTCCAGCGATGACGTGGTACCAATTTGATTTTGTCTCTAGTAGCCACATATCCTTCGCCGCCACGCTCGCCTTTTGTAGTCGCTGTTACGTCAGAACCTGCACTGTCTAATTGATCAATGATATCATTTTTAGCTGTTTGTATTTTGACAACCAGCTCTAGTATAGCATCTAACCCTTTGTCATCGCCTGCCATTAGTTTTGCTTGCTGTCCTTTGCTGACCTTGCTGGTTTTTAACCAATCGTAAAATCCTGTCCTGAGTTGTGCTAACTTACCTTGCTTGGTCATTTGGTTAACATAGTTATAGAGTATTGCATCTTTTCTACTCAGCCCCTGCTCCGGCGCTAACCAATTGTCTATTATTTGTGCGTTCGCATTTGCCGTACTAACTATATCTTGAACTACACTTGTATCAACTTTGGGTTGATGTGTTACGTATGTTTGACCTAACACCACCACTTCGTTGCTGTTTACACTGTTTGTGTCTTTGATAGGTGTGCCTTGTTTACTACCAAACTCATCGTGATAGGTGTGTGCTACAATACCAACACTGCTATTGGCAATGCGCTGTCCTAGTTTACTTTTAGGATCTACTGTGTATGTTACTTTGTTTGGTGTAAATTGTATTCCTTTGTCAGAAGTCACAAAAGGTTTTCGAGGTGTGTACAATAAATCTCCATACACATAACCACGCATGTCAGCAGGAGTGTTTCTTTCCAAGGTATCAAATACACCTGCCATGTCGCTAGCAAAGTCTTTGCGCCATTCCTCACCCTGTCCAGTGTTCATTATAAAGTCTGCTAGCGCACCACTGCTGGTTGATTTATTCTTTCCCCAACCATTTTTACCTGTCATTACAAAAGTACCATCTGGTTCACGTCCCCAAAACAGTGTAGGGTTACCGTCCCATTTGATACTCACATCTTTTGAATCTTGTCCTAGTCTTTGTAATATGCTGGCGGCTTGCAATGCGCCTTTGCTGCCTTCAAACGTTACTAAATCTTCTAGGTGATTGTAATCTCTGCCTTTTTGTGTGGCTTCAGTGAGTGCCTCACAAGCGCAAGGATCGCTGTAGCACTTGCCACACACCCAATCTTCTTTAAGAAATTGTTTGGCTCTCATCAGTCAAGTTCTTTCCAATTTGGATCATTGCGAAGATCAGCAAGTAGTGCATCGCCTGCTTCTTTACCCAATGCGGCTAGTATTTGCTCCACACTGCCAATGTCTTTTCCTGTGGCATTTGGGCCTAATAGTGTACGTGCTACTTCGTCAATGTCATTTGTTACTAGATCTGCTTTTTTACCATTGGCATCTCTGTTAAACAATCCTTGATAAGGTGACCACAACATGTTCTTGCTCTTGGCAATGTTTGCTAGTGCAATCTGTTTGTTTACACCTTTCCACTTGCTTCCTTGTGGAATACTGTGTGTGTGAAACTTGGCTGCATTTTGTGCATTGGCTACAACCATAATATCAATTTGATGTGTCTGATCGCCAGCTGGAACTTCAACATGTACACTGGTTCCGCTTTGCCCTGTGTTAAATCCTGCTAGGTCAAACAACTGTCTTAGTTTTTTTCTAATATCAGCATCTTTAGCATCTTCCATGTTGAAGTGTTGTCTCAGTAGATCCACATCAACAATCATATCCAAGTCTCCGCTGACTTTGCCTGGTGTTGGTGTTGCACCACTGCCAATTGGAATTGCAGGTGCGCCTGTTTTAGCAAGCACACTGTTTACACTTTTCATCAATAGTGGAATTTTTTCGTGATCAAAGCTCACACTGTTGGGGAATATGTTTCCGCCTTCTTTGAGCTTGCTTTTTTTAAGACGTCTCTTCTTTTTGCTGAGTAGACTTTTGCCTTTGACTCTGTCTAATCTGCTTCCACGTTTTTTGCGTTTTTTAGTCCCGCCCAGTATGTCTGCTATTTTCATCTACTTTACCAATACCTCTTTGAAACTTACGTGGATCTTTGGTACGAATGCTATTAATCAAACGTTTGTTTAAATCAGCAGCCGTCTCTACATCAAAACTTTCATTGATCAAATCAATCAAGTTAATAGCAGTAACAATTACTTGCTGGGCATTTGCCTCAACAATATGCTTCTTGTCACGCTTAGGTGACATAGCATTTATTTCTTCCAAAATTGATCTCGTTTTACGCTTCATCTTAGTAGTATTTAGTAAATATTGTTGCTGGAGCATTGGTGACAAGCACTTATGGCAATTGCGTTCAAATTGATTCTCAACATAGGATCCATTTAACAATAAGAGCAAAAATCATCAATGGCATGCATAGTACAAAACACAGGCACACCACAGGCTCATATATTTGACTCTAAGTACATGCAGTTCAGAATCATACATATTATAAAGATAAGGTCCACAACACCTTTGCTTCAGCAATTATAAAAAGTACTCAAAGTTTTGACATGTGGCGTGTTTGCCTACAAATTTTGCACCATTGCTAAGATGAAATTTACGTGCCATTTCAGTTAATGGACTCAGTGTTACAAAACGTTTAACCCAAGGTCTTTGACGTTTGATTCTTTCAGCTACTCCGTTTACAATTTCTCTACCTGCTCCTTTTTGATAACTCCACACTGTGTAAAAAACTGCGGTATCCATTCCAGGCCATCTCATATCCCATTCACTGTGTGGTACTTCATCCATGTATGCTACACATATGCATGCTGCAATTTCGCCGTCACGTTCTAGCACATATACTTCTCTGCCGCTGCGTGTACGCCATTCTTTAGTAAGATGTGGTCTTACTGGATCATTTTCAATGTGTACTAGTTCTTCATCAGTTGCTAACCTAATCACTACTCGCTCTTTCTCAACAGACTTTTAAGTCGATCTGTTGCATCTACTTGTGGATCTCCATCCAAATTATTTTGTGTAACAGTTTCTCCTGCTGGTGCTACACTGCTTTTTGTTTTTAATTTTTGATAGATACTGGTTACTCCGCCATCATCTTCCTGTTCATCCTCATCCAAATCTTCAATTTTTAAACTGTCCATATTGAACTTGAGATCCAGTTTACTGCCAACACCACTACTACTACGTGTTTTCATAAACTGTATTTGTACCCTGCCACGTTCACGCATAGCTCTACTGCTGAAGATACCAATCAAGTTATCTGCTGTATTGATCTTACTAATACCACCTGCAATGTGGCTGTGGTCAAATTCTATTTCATCAACTGCACTTCTGTTCAACTGCGATGCTGTAACAAATAGTATGCCCAGCTCAGTTGCTAAGTTTCTAAGTTCTTCACTAACAAACTTGTCTTTGATAAACTGATCACTTGGATTTACTTTTACTGTTACTGGCATCATCAAATCCAAGTAGTCCACCAACAGTGCATCAACATGCAAGTTATGTTGTATCTGATACTCACGCAAATATGCTTTGATGTCATTTACTGTGCTACCATTTTTCATTTGCACAACCTGTAGACGACCTGCTTTCTTACTTGCCATCTTTACACGTAATTCAACATCACTGCTATTTTTCATAACGTCTTTGGTGCCCATACCTGTAAGCATTGCGTCTAGTCGCATACAACACAGTTCTTCGCTGAGTTCTAAACTGATGTACACAACATTTTTGCCCATCAATGCCCAGTTCAATGCCATATTTTGCATGAACAAACTTTTACCACTACCACTACCACCTGCAAAGATGTTCAGTTCCCCTGGATTAAATCCTCCATACAACACCTTGTCAAATGTTAGCCAGCCTGTACTATTTTGTCCTCTGTTGTCTTTGATGCTTTGTATACGTCCTGCAGGATCATCCCAATAGTTTGTACCAAAGTCTTTGGCAAGTCCAATCTCTGTTGCTGCTTTGATAATGCCTTCAACTGTGCCATATTCTTTGCGCTCTAGCTTGTCAGCACTTTGCAAGATTGCTGCTTCCAATGCTTTGTGTCTACAAAACTGTTCAAAGTTATCCATAAACCAGTTTTTGTGTTCTGTACTCAGTCTGTCACTTACGTCTTGTACTTCAACACCATTCACTGCACGAACTTGATCCAACATGGGAACATCGTGATATTCTTCTGCATGCTTTTGTATAAAGTCTACTGTGTCTCTGAACTGCCTGTCAAAGTAACTGCTTTCTAAGATAGCATTACAACGCACAAACAAGTCCTTGTCTGCCAACAAGAACTCCAAGTATAATTTTTGTAAATCTGCGCTGTAGTCTTCACTCATTCATTTCCCCTTTTAGTTTTTTTGTAATATACTCTTCTCTGGTATATATCAAAGTCCATTGGTTGCCTTTTCTAGGTACAGCGCCTTGACTATCCATAGTTATAACGTACTCATAATAATCTGTCAACCATATCATATCGTTAGTAATATCGCTGCGTTTTGGTATCCAAGCAAATCGCTTGATCCATTCTGTAGTTGGTGTGAAATGAGCACTTATATGCTTCATGTTTGCTGCTCTCTTATAAAATTCTTCATCCCTGATGTTGTAATCATCTACAACGGGATTTAGCAAGTATTTTGATCTTTGTACTCGATGTCTCGACACTTTCTAATACACTCCTTACTGTAAACAGTCTACCATAGTGCATGGCTGCATCTCCGGCATCTTTAATATCTTCTTCCCATTCTGGAAAACTAACAGCCCATCCACGTTTGACTGCAATGTTTACTGTGTCTCTGCCTGGTTGATCAAAGTCTGGCAATAGCACAACGTTTTTTCCTAAGTCTTCGATTATACTGCACTGTGTAGCACTAGGTGTGTTTCCTGCTAGTGCAACTCCACCAGTTATCAGTGCATCAAATTGGCCTTCAGTGACAATCACTGTGTCGTGTTTTTTCTGTGCATCTAAGTTGTACACAAAATGCTTTGGGCTTTGCAGATAATATTTGGGCATTGCTTCTGGTCTGTGTTCTGGTACCCAACGTGCAGTGTATCCTACAGTAACGCCTTGATATATAAATGGCAATATTACCCTATTAGCAAAGTGCATGTGTGGACTCCAATGCCAATGCTTGTGAAAATCTATGCCACGTTTCATTAGATATGTACAAGCCAATGCAAGTTTATCCAATTCTTTAGTGTCCAGTTCATCTATAGGATATGCACCAATTGGATAACTGCGAGGCGGCAGTTCCATTGGCTCCCATTTTATTTTTGTTTTCTTAGTTTCTTGTTCTGGTATGTAAACTTTACTAATATCTTTTGCATCTTGTTCTTTGAGCAGTTCTAAATTAACTCGTTGTATATCACTTTCATCTGCACCAAATGCTTTTAATAAACTGGACAGTCTTCCTGCAATACGTCTATCTTCGCTCCATCCTGTTTTAAATCCACAATTAAAGCAATTGTACTGAAACTTTTCGTCTTGAAACATAATGCCGCCTCTGCCTCGTTTGTCTGGACTATGACCACGAGTGTGACACATTGGACAGTTTCCACTGATCCAGCCACTAGGTGTTTGTTTCCAGCCATGAGGCATGTTCTGACGAATAAAGTCTAGTACTATCATATATTGATATTAGCTTCTGTAAACAACTTTGTCAAGTGTTCCGACGTTGGCAACATCTGGTGTATGTACTAATCTAACCCATTGGTATTGTCCGTTAAACGTATGATATCCAGTTGTTGCACCAGTCACAGTATAACTTTGCCCTGTAATATCAAACCAATCGCCGTCCAGCGGCTGTTCACTGAGTGTGCCTTGAAATTTGTATACACCAGTATAATTGGTCATTTGTACCTGTGCGGTTTGTAGTCCTGTTCTATTTGCGTTCTGTTTAGGACCAGACATGCGTCCGCCATAAAAGTCATCATCTAATTGACTAAATGTTGTTACTTCTTCACTTGGTCTAAAACGTAATGCGCCATCTCTGACTTCTAGTACAAATGTTAATCTACTGTTTTGATCACTGGTGCCTCCGTAACTTCCTGCAGGCGTAGTCAAATCACGATAAGTAATTTGCACATCGTAGAGTTTAGCTTCTAATTGGCTAGTCTCTTCGTGATCTAAATGTAATACAAGTAAACCATTATCATAATCATGTGGAATCAATTGTTTATTAATAACACTGGCAAGACTAGTTCTGTCTATAATATCACAAGTATAAGTTTTATTATGCAGACTTTGTGGCTTGCGATCTGTATTTTTCACATAGAAGTCAAAATCTATGTTAAGAGCACGGTAGCATACCAATGGTTTATGATTGTCAGGACCGTAGTAAGTCGTGCCTCTGCGCTCAGGGATAAGTATCTCTGCTCGTTGGTTGTATTGATATATGGTTCCTTGATGCATATTGAAAATCTCCACTTGTATTTATTTGAATAAGTAGTTACGATGAACAACATACCAAAGAAATATCAAAACTTATTAGACGATTTTCCTTTTTTAACGCTTGTAAGCTATGGAGGAAAAGAGTATGTAGGAATTATTCAAAATGTTGATAATAATTTAGCCAGCATGTATAATTTTGATGGCATAAAAACACTAGAACAAAAACAAATATTCTTGAATTTAGGTGAAGAGTGGTGGTGGGGGACAAACAGAATGATTCCCATTAACATAATTCTCAAAAGTCAATTTGAACCTTTTAAAGAATGTTTGCTTACTTTTAGTATCAAAGATTTTGAAATACTACATGGTCCTTCTTTAAGTTTGAGTAATATTATACAAAAACGTGTTAAAAGAAAAAACATACAATTAGTCAGAAGAATGAACAATTAAGTAGTTCTTAATGCACTGTTTACCTGAGGATCAATTACATCAAGCCTCCTAGCAGTTTTCTTTTCTGCAGCATGTAACAACAGAGCACGACGAATTTCATTGCTTTTGTTGGGCATAGTACTGTGCAATAGTCTCGGATGCCAGCAAACGAAACTGCCTGCGCCAGCAGTATATTGTTCATAATTATCTGCAAAAAACGGTGCCCACATATCTAAATTATCACGCATTTGTATAGCATCATAGATGTACTTGTGTGAACCAGGAACATATCCTGTAGCACCATTATCCGGTGTAAAGTCGCACATCATTACCATAAATTGTAATCCTAATAATCCTTCTGCATAACGAAACTCTTTAAATCTATACGGTGTATCGATATGTGGACGATAAAAATTCATACCTGGTTGTAATACAATAAAATCTTGAACATGCCATACCCAATTACCTTGTCCAAATGCAGCATCTGCCATCGGTGATAGCTGATGTTTAATATTATTAATATGCGGATGATGCACATGCTCTGTCCAGTAATATGCCCAATCTACATCTTCTTTTGGATTTTCCATTTCAGCAACATTGTTCCACCCATACCATTTCATATTTTTATCATGCCCACGCTGTGGTTGCAGTGTACTAGCATAATCATTTAATTCATTAATCATGTCATGATTAAAAATATTTTGATGTACTGTAAATCCTATGTGATTAATGTCATTAATAAATTTTTCTCTATCCATACTAATATCCTAATTGCTCACAAATCAAATTCATGTGTATGATCACAACCATTGCATAACTAAGAGCGTGAGCTTTCTTAAAGTAATATGCTTTGTTATCGTTTACAGGCTTGATCCATACCTGTTGCATTATGGTTTGCCAATCTTTGTCTTGTAAATAACGTTTGGCTGGTCTGATAATTGCCAGTGTTGCTGCTAGTTGT